AATTTAAAGACGGTATCATCTGCTACAAGGCTTCAGTCTTTACAGGTGGTAACGTGGTAGGGTATAAAGGCTTTCTTCGAATCAAAAAGAAAGCTGCTGCCTAGTAGAGAAAGGATGACTTAACATGGCCATACTGGATACTGTGAAGAAGGCATTATTAATTCCTTTATCGGAAACGTATGCTGATGAAGAATTACAATCGCACATAGATGCGTGCAAAGAACTCATGCGTTCTGTTGGTGTGGCTGATGAAATTGTAAGTGCTGAGGGAGTCCCGATTGTGGATTCCCTCGTCCTTATCTACTGCAAGACCTTTTTTGGTTTTAAGAATGATGGTTCAGTGAAAGAATTACCAAAGGGTTTTGAAATGCTAGTGAAGCAACTCGCACTCACAAAAGGGAGTATGACCTAATGTTTCCTAGTGCACCCAACATCAGAATCACATTATTAAGAATTGATGGTGTTTCAGATACCATTGGTAATCGAAAATTATCTCTTATCAGCTCAAAAGAAGTAATTGGTATCAAGTTTTCAGTTACATCCAAAGAATTCTATGAGACGAAGAAATCAGATATCCGAATTGATATCGCTTTACGCATTCAAAGCTTTTTATATGATGGCAGTAAGAACGCCATGATCGATTCAACGATTTATAAGATTGAACGCACCTACATTAGTGGTCAGTTCATCGAACTTTACTTAGTAGAAACCAGCATTAAACGAGGTGACATCAATGGTCTCATTGGATGAGTTAGGCATTGAAATTAGCGAACTCGTTGAAGCATACACTGATGAAATCAAACAAGAGATGGAAAAAGTGCTTGATGATACAGCGATAAAAGTACTTAATTACATCCAATCAAAAGCTCCCAGAAGTGGACAAGCCTATGGATTTGCCGACTCATTTGTTGCAGTTCCGGAAGGTGAAGGCATCAATAAGCGTATCGCCATTTATTCAAATAACAAAGGAAGATTAACTCACCTTCTTGAATTTGGATTTACCCATCGAGGTGGTAAGTTTGTCGGCCCTCGCCCATTCATGCGTCCAGCTTATGATGCATTCGCTCCAGACATGGTGGAAGCTATCAAATCCATTATTGAAAGAGGTGGTTCATGATGAATTTTATCGAACATCTATTTCAAGTATTGAACAATGTACTACCAAGCAGAGTGTCTTATGGCACCAATACGATCGATGTCGATGAAGTTGAAGTCTATCCTTTCATCGTTTACCAGGAAATCAGTGATAGAGTACAAACCTATGCTGATAATAAGTCTTTGGTTCGAATTATCACCTATCAAATCACACTGGTTACAAAAACAAAAGAACCCTTGATTGAGGAGCGACTTGAAGCTGCTTTATACCAGTCGGGGATGAATTATCAAATGATTACAGAATATGTCAATGAAGATCACTCGGTTAATCGAGTCTATGAAATTAAACAGGAGGAAATAAAACATGAGTAACAAGGTTACTTTTGGACTAACCAATGTCCACTATGCACTAGCTACTATAGGAACAGATGGTTCTTGGTCCTTTGGAACACCAAAGCGTCTAGTCGGTGCTCAAGAAATTACCACTGAAATTATCGGTGGAAGCTCACAAGTCTACGCAGATGATAAAGTCATCGCCACACTCGTATCGAATTCAGGATCAACGGTGACTCTAAAATTCACTGAGATTGATGATGAATNNAGATTGATGATGAATTTAAAAAGGATATCTTTGGTTTCAAAACAGACACCAACGGTAACTATGTCGAAGTTGTGAACAGTCAAACGAAGACATTCGCATTGGGATATGAGATTCAGGGCGATGCGAAAGCACGTCGTATTTGGTATTACCTTTGTACAGCGACACCTTCAGGCGATGCCAGCAAATCAAAAGCTGATTCCATTGAAGCCAATTCTATCTCACTCACCATTACTGCGCGTCCGATCGAATCAGGAAATAATTTGATCCTTCGTGTGATTGCAAGTGTCGGAGATACAAACTATGCTAGTTTCTTAACAACTGCACCAGTTCTACCAACCTTCATCTAAGGAGTAATTGAACATGGAAAAAGTGATTAAACTCGGTGAGAAAGAGTACAAGCTCCATTCATCCTTATTTACAATTATCGATTATCGGAATGTGTTCGGCTCCGAACTTTTCAGCGACATTAAAAAGCTAGAAAAAGGTAAGAACATCAAAGAAGAAGATTTCTCACTGGTGATCGATACAATCTTTCGTATCATCTATGTGCTCCATCGACCATTCAGCAAAACATCCTACAATGATTTCTTAATGGCACTCGATTTTGGGATTCTTAGTGATACAGAAGAACTTGCAATACTCTCACAAACCATAGGAGAGATGTTAGGAACTCTCCAAAAAAGCGCCAAACCAACCCCACAGTCCAAATGATGAGCCCGAGTTTGGCGCGACTTCAAATATTATTTTTAACTTGGCTCATCTAGGACTCTCGATTGAAGATTCGAAGTATTTTGATATCACAACTTACTTTGAATTAGTGCAACTCGAAATGAAAGTGATATCTGGAAATAGCGGTGTCAAGATTGCATCGCAAGCAGATATTGACCGGTTTTTAATTTAACTAAAGGAAGTGAGCAGAAATGGCAGAAACAGTCAAAGGATTAAATATTAAGCTCAGTCTTGATGGAAAAGACCTAGAGAATGAACTTAAAGAAATACAGTCGGATCTGAAAGAACAACAAAAAGATCTCAAAGCCATTAATGCGAACCTTAAGTATGACAGCTCGAATGTTGAACTTTGGAAACAAAAACAATCGAAGCTAAACGATATCCTTCAAACAACCAAAAAGAAACTTGAAACACAAAACCAAGAACTAGAGAAGGCTAAGCAAGCTGTAAAACTTGGTCAGATGAGTGAGAATGAATTCAATAAACTCGCTCGAAATGTGGCATACACTGAAGCTGAAGTCTCCAAGCTTAACCAAGAATTACAAAAGACAAGAGGCAAAATCACAGACCTATCAAATGCCAACTTTGAAAAGATTGGTAAGCTAGGATCGACCCTTACTAAATCAGTTACTGTGCCAGTTTTAGGAGCTTTATCAGCACTTGGTGCACTTGCAGTTAAGACAGCGAATACAGCCGATGAAATTGCCGATACAGCCGCTAAACTTGGCCTTAGTGCCGAGAGTTTACAGGAATGGAACTACGTTGCCAAGATATCAGGGAGTTCGACAGAAAGCCTAAACAAAGCCTTTATCAAGGTCAATGGAATACTTGGTGATATCGCAACCGGTAATGGCGATAAGGTTTCTGAAAGCCTTGCTCAAATCGGATTAACAGTTGATGATCTCAAGGGACTCAATGCTGATCAAGCGTTTAATCTCATCCGAAATTCACTATCAGGTGTTACGGATGAAGCCTTAAGAGTTGGTATTGCTAATGAATTCTTCGGTGACAAGATTGGTACTGAAATCCTACCGATGCTCTCGCAGGAAGAAGCTGCGATTACATCACTTAGACAAGAGGTCAGAGAACTCGGTATCATCACCAATGAACAAGCAGCTATATCAGGTGAATTCAACGATACAGTCGATCAAACCAAACAAGTACTCGGAAGTCTTGCAATGGATATTTCCGTTCAAGTTCTACCCATCATGCAATCACTCCTTCAAAAAATGAGAGACGAAATCATTCCGACCGTTAAAAGTTGGATTGATAAATGGAGTAACCTGGACACAGGTACAAAACAAATTATACTCACTCTAGGTGCAGTCATTACTGCAGTAGGTCCAGTGCTTTCCATCATCGGAAAAGTCGGACCTATTTTAAATATAGTTTCAACCGCTCTTAAAGCAGTCGGAACATCCGGTTTATTTGCTGGAGCAGGACTTAACTTTGCTACACTGGGCATTGGTGCACTTATCGCCATTATTGCAATGGCACTCTTTCAAAGCGAAGAGTTTCGAGCACTACTTTCTAGACTTGGAGAAACTTTGATGTTGTTGTTACCACCTATCATGACGATTGTAGATAGTTTAATGACTGCACTCACACCAATTTTAGATGTTTTAATTGAACTCATTATTATGCTTGTCGATATGCTTGTTCCAATTATAGAGGTGCTTTTAATACCTTTGATAACTCAAATTGAGTTCATTTCTGAACTTCTGGAGATGGTAGCACCACTGATTGAAATCATTGGTAAAGTATTACAGGCCATACTCATCCCTGCCATTAAGCTGCTTCAAAAAGTGCTTGAACCCGTCATGGCTGTCGTTCAGAAGATTGTCGAGTTTCTAGCTAAGATTTTTGAATGGATCGGTGATCTTGGCGGAAAAATGGGGGATATCGCTGGTAGCTTTGGTGATATGGTAGGAAGTATCACAGGAAACATCGGTGAGTTCGCATCGAACTTAACCAAAGGAGTCGGTGACTTTGTCGGCAATGCAGCAGATAAGGTTGGTGGTTTCTTTGGTAAGATTGGTGGCTGGTTTGGCGATAAGTTCAACCTTAAGCAAAACCAAAGTGTAAGCTCTACAAACAATGTGAATCGATCCAATACAAATACCAATAACATCACCATCAACACCACATCACCAACCTTTGATATTGATTCGATTAATAGAGCTCTTGGAGGTAACGTCATATGATTAGAAAAATCTATCTTGAAAACCCTTCAGGGAATAAGTTTCATTTTGACTATCGTAGTGGTTGCTTGATTCATAATATTACTGGTCTTGGTTTTACCCAAGAACTCACCTATTTGAAATACGATAATATTCATGATCGAGTGGATCAGACTCAAGGACTCACAGAAATTCAGGCGACCATTACGTTTTTAAAGGGGTATCCAGGTTACACGGAATTAATGAACTATCTAAAACTTGGAGAGAAGGAACTCAAACTATACTACGAAGCGGATGATTCCGCTTTTTGTTTT